AGAGCCTATTCTTTTGTCGTGTACCACTTCCGGCTATGTTAATGATTCAATCTATGATGAGATCATAAAGAGATCCACAAGATTTTTATTAGGCGAGAGCAAAGAACGAAAGCTCTTGCCTTTTTTATACATGATAGATGATGTCGAGAAATGGAATGACATTCAGGAATTACAGAAAAGCCTTCCCAATTTGGGTGTTAGCGTTTCTATTGATTTCATGCTTGAAGAGATTGCTATTGCAGAAGGTTCTCTTTCAAAGAAAGCAGAGTTCATGTGCAAGTATTGCAACATCAAGCAGAACAGTTCTCTTGCATGGCTTCCTGCATCAGTAGTTCAAAGAATGTGCGGGGAGCATCTTGAGCTTGAAGATTTTAGAGGATCATATTGCGTTGCCGGTCTAGATCTGTCACAGACAATAGACTTAACATCTGCTTGTGTGATTATTCAGAAAGACGGTCAATTGTATGTCTTCAGTAAGTTTTGGCTGCCGAATGAAAAGATTGACGAAGCGAGTCAAAGAGATGGTTTGCCATACAACATATATATTCAGCGTGGATTGCTTGAGCCGAGTGGTGACAACTTCATTGACCATCACGATTGCTTCAATTGGTTAAGCTCATTGGTTGAAGATTATGAAATTCTTCCGTTGATGGTCGGATATGATAGATACTCCGCTCAATACTTGATACAAGATTTAAAAGCCTATGGATTCCAAACAGATGATGTGTTTCAGGGAGACAATCTTTGGGGAGTCCTTCAAGAAATGGAAGGGTTGTTCAGGGATGGCATTGTTCATATCGGAGACAACGATCTGTTGAAAGTTCATTTGCTCAATTCTGCAATTAAGATGAGTGTTGAACGTGGAAGAGGAAAATTGGATAAGTTAAATGCTTCAAGTCACATAGATGGTGTTGCAGCATTGGCTGACGCATTTTGTGTTCGTCAGAAGTATTGGAATGAGTTAAGCGATAGATTAAAAAATGAGGAATAGAAGTCATGGGATTATTTGACGCAATATTCAAAAACAGACCAAAGGTCACATCAAAACAGGAAACACAGTTCAAAATGTTGAACGGTTACACTCCGAGGTTTACAACTTGGGGCGGTTCGATCTATGAACAAGAGTTAATCAGAGATGCGATAAACGCAAGAGCAACTCACATAAGCAAATTGAAGTTTGAAATCCAAGGATCAGGAAGGCCAGCATTGCAGAACAAACTCCAAAAAGCTCCAAATGCATTTCAGAGTTGGTCACAGTTCCTTTATAGACTTTCGACAATTCTAGATGTGCATAACACGGCTCTTATCGTTCCTGTTTATGACATGTACGGAGAACCGAGCGGAATATATTGCGTACTTCCAGATAAGTGTGAAATTCGTCAATACGGTGGCAAACCTTATATTGTTTATGATTTCAGACAGAATGGCAAAGCTGCCATTGAGTTGGAATATTGCGGAATCATGACAAAGTATCAATATAAGTCAGATTTCTTTGGAGAAAACAATATATCACTTGAACCGACACTTGATTTGATTCACATTCAGAATCAAGGCATTGAGGAAGGTGTTAAGTCTGCTGCGACATATCGCTTCTGGGCGAAGGTTAATAATTTCAGTAAGACAGAGGATCTGAAAAAAGAGCGCAAGAGATTCAGCGATGAAAACTTCAGCAAGGATGCGGAAGCCGGTGGCATTCTCTTATTTCCGAATACCTATTCCGAAATCAATCAGGTGAAGTCACAGCCGTTTATTGTAGATGCCGATCAGATGAAACAAATCAAGGAAGGTGTTTACGATCATTTCATGGTGAATGATGACATTCTTCAAAATAAGGCATATGGCGATGCATGGTCAGCATTTTATGAAGGAGCAATTGAGCCGTTTGCAATTCAGTTTTCTGAAGTGGTAACAAAGATGCTGTTTACATTGACAGAACAGAGCTTCAAAAACAAAGTCATGCTGACATCTAATAGACTTCAGTACATGACCAATGCTGATAAGTTGAATGTATCTAGTCAGCTTGCTGATAGAGGAATTATGAACCGTGATGAAGTTCGTGAGATTTGGAACCTTCCGCCACTTCCGAACGGTGAAGGTCAAGCATATATCATTCGTGGTGAATACTGGAATGCAAACGAGAAGATAAATGAGGAGAGCAGCGATGAGTAAAACAATCGAGGAGAAATTAACAGAAGGCAGGATGTATCGTTATATGAATAGCTTCGAAGTCAGAACAAATGAAAACGGTTCTGATGAGATGATTGCTGAAGGTTATGCAACGACATTCAATGAGCCATATGAGCTTATGCAATGGGATGATTGGGATGGTTACAGAGTACACTTTGTAGAAGTAATAGATCCCGATGCATTCAAAGAAACAGATATGTCTGATGTCATAATGCAATACAATCATGAAGGTCGTGTTTTTGCCAGAACAAGCAATAATACATTGTTGCTCAATACTGACGAACACGGCTTATTTGTTAGGGCGAATCTTGGCGGAACAGAAATCGGAAGAGGTCTGTACGAAGAGATAAAAGGCGGATATACAAACCGCATGAGTTTTGGCTTTACAGTTTCTAAAGATTCCAGAACGGAAGAGAGAGACGATGAAAACAAAGTCAGAACGATAACACGTACCATCACAGGAATTAAAAAGCTTTGGGATGTTTCAGCTGTTAGCATTCCGGCAAATGATGGAACGGAGATTTCAGCAAGAAGTTGGTGTGACGGAGTGATCGCAGAACTTAAAGAGGAGTTCTTAAAAGCTGAAGAAGTGAGAAAGAAGAAACAGCGCATCCGCATACTTGCGGAAATCTAAATTAAGGAGATAAGAATCATGGAATTAAAAGACATGAACATTGAACAGCTTGAAGAGAGAAAGAATACAATCGTTGCCGAGCTTGACAACGAAGGTGCAGATCTTGATGCTCTTGAAGCAGAAATGAGAAGTATCAATGAAGAGCTTGAGTCAAGAAAACAGGCTGAAGCAAAGAAAGTTGAGATCAGAAAAGCAGTAGCAGAAGGAGCAGGAACAGTTGTTGAAGTTGCTCCAACAGAGGAGAAAAGAGAGATGAAGAAAGACATCGCAGAAGTAAGAAATTCAAAAGAATACATTGACGCATATGCAGATTACCTTAAGACAGGCAACGCTGATGAAATGAGAGCAAAGACAGCACTCTTAACAGACACAACTGGAATTAACGGTGAGATCGCTGTTCCCGATTTTGTCTATGACATCATCAAGACAGCTTGGGATCGTAACGAGATCATGAGCCTTGTTCAGAAAGTAGAACTTAAGGGCAACTTAAAGGTTAACTTCGAAATAAGCGGTGACGATGCTGTTATTCATACAGAAGGTAGCGGAGCTGTTTCAGAAGAAGAGCTTAATGAAGGCATTGTAACTCTTGTTCCTGCATACGTTAAGAAGTGGAAGAGCTTCTCTGACGAAGTTATGAGCATGAGAGGTGAAGCATTCGTTCGTTACATCTATGATGAGATCGCTTACAGAATAATCAAGAAGCTTGCTGATACTCTTATCGGTTTGATCGCACAGCTTCCCCAGACAGCAACAGCAACAAGCGTTTCTGCAAACATTGTGAAGGCAGCTCCTGCTGTTGGAACAGTTGCAGCAGCTCTTGGAAATCTTTCTGACGAAGCAACAAATCCTGTTGTTGTTATGAATAAGCAGACATGGTCTGTATTCAAGGCAGCACAGTATGCAAACGGCTTCAATGTAGATCCTTTTGAGGGATTCGATGTTCACTTCAACAATAGCCTTCCTGCATACGCAGATGCATCAGAAGATGATGTTTATGCAATCGTTGGAGACTTTGGCGAAGGTGCAATTGCAAACTTCCCGAACGGTGAGTCTATCGAGTACACATTCGATGAGCTGACAAGAAAGAAAGAAGATCTTGTTGAGGTTCTTGGTAAGCTTTATGCTGCAACAGCTCCTATTGCTGATAAAGCATTCGCTCTTATCACAAAGCCTGCTGGAGTATAAGTTGTATGAAGTTGAAAGTTGTTCGGACTTTCGCAGACTATAAGATATTACATAAGATGTACGCTGTCGGGGAGATTATAGATCTTCCCGATGATCGTGCATCAAAGGCTATCAAACTTGGGTTGGCGGAAGAGATAGCAGAAGCGAAAGCCGAAGAAGAGAAAAAGCCGACCAAAAACACAAAGAGGACAAAGAAATGCTCGACAAAGTAAAACTTGCGCTTTTAATCACATCAAATACTTTCGATACTGAATTGACCGAATTGATATCGGCAGCGGTAGTTGATTTAAACATTGCCGGAGTCGATAACGAAACAGTTGTCACGACAGAACCAACAAACGCTCTTGTTTCTAGGGCAATCATTGCTTTTTGTGCGTATAACTTTGAGTTGATGCATGGAGAAGAGAGCAGAAGCGACAAGTTCAAGAAAGTATATGATGAGCAGAAGGCACAGTTGAGCATGGCAACAAATTACACAACATGGTGACGATATGAACATTGCTGAAAAGATTTATCTTCAGACAATTGCATACACAGTTGATTCAATCGGTCAGAGAGTCGAGACAGTATCAGAGACGGAAGTTTTTGCACTTGTTGAAAGTGTGAGTCAGACAGAGTTTTTTGATGCTGGAGAAAAAGGCTTGAAGCCGGAATTCAAATTTGTTGTATGGCTGACAGAATACGAAGGGCAAGAGAATCTGCGATACGGCTCAAATGTTTATTCGGTTTATAGGACATACAGACGCAAGGATGGCAGAATCGAACTTTATACACAAAAGCGTGTAGGTGATTAAATGATTGATTTACAAAAAGCGGTCAATGACAGATTAACATTATATGTCAAGGAAGTGGATGAAGCTTTGCAAGAAACACTTCCGAAAGTTGGCAAAGAAACTGTCAAGCAATTGAAGCAGACATCTCCAAAGCTAACAGGCGAATATTCAAAGGGATGGAAGCAGAAAGTTGAGAAGAACGGCATTAATGGAAACAAATTGACCGTATACAATCAGAAATATCAATTGACTCACCTTCTGGAGAATGGTCATGCAAAGGTAGGCGGTGGATTTGTTTCGGGTATTCCGCACATCAAACCTGCTGCCGACAAAGCAGAAAAGACCGTGATTGAAGAGATAACGAAAGCGATTGAAAGTTATGGATGAATTATTTCAGCTCTTGGATTCAATTCAAGGATTCAAAGACAAAGTAGCATATCGAATGTTCCCGAAAGACGCAGCTCCGGCTTTGCCTTTTATAGTTTACTATTCGCAAGGCACGAATAATCAATTCGGAGACAATCAGACATTCCATGTTGTTGAAGATATAAATATTTGTTTGTACTCAAAAAATAAAGATACATCATCGGAGTCGGCTATTGAATCGGCTCTGAACACAGCGAAGATTCCGTGGAATAAATCTGAAGCATACATTGATTCGGAAGAGGTCTACGAGATCACGTATGAAATCACATTGATATGAGGTGACAATCATGGCAAATAAAGTTAAGTACGGCTTAAGTAATGTATATTACGCAAAAGCCACAATTGATCCATCAACAGGGGCAGCAACTTACGACACTCCTGTTGCAATAAAAGGTGCTGTTAATTTGTCGCTTGATCCGCAGGGTGAATTAAGTCCGTTTTATGCTGACAATATCAAATATTATATTGTTAATAATAACAGCGGATATGAAGGAGATCTGGAAATCGCTCTGATTCCCGATTCATTCAGAAAAGACATTCTTGGCGAGGTTGAGGATGACAACAGCGTTCTTGTGGAAGTGACAGAAGCTCCGACACAGCCTTTTGCATTGCTCTTCCAGTTCGAAGGCGATAGCAAGGCAACAAGACACGTTATGTATAATTGCACGGCAACAAGACCGACAATTGCTGGAGCAACAAAAGAAGATTCGACAGAAGTTCAGACAGAGACATTGAATCTGTCTTGTGCGAGCGTTTACAATGTGTCACTTGATGCAAATATTGTCAAGGGTAAATGCCTTAACGATGGCGCATCCGCTGCGACATACGCAACATGGAACACAGCTGTTTACCAGCCGACATAAGAAACAAATCACAAGAAGACAGGGGATAGGTTATATTGGCTTATCCCCTTTTTGTTTTATAGAGAGGATTCTAAATGTATACAAAACTTAATATGAAAATGGCTGACGAGACAGAAAAGGAATTTGAATTTGTCAGCAATGGTATGACTCAATACAGATACAGACAATTGACCGGCAGAGAATTAATGAAAGATATCTCCAAATTGGTCAATATGAGCGATCAGAGCGTTGGAGACGATGCGGACTTCACTTGCATTGATAAACTCGCTTATATCATGAATATGAGTGCGACAGGGGCAGACATGAACAAGCTTAATGAAGAATCATTCTTTGCATGGATTGAACAGTTTGACTCAAGCAATTCGCTTCATATCTGGGGCGATATCATATCAGCATATTACGGAACGAAGAAGAGCACATCAAACCCAAAAAAAGAGGGCGAAGAATAGACAGAGAAATGAACACGGCTCTGTATGTTCTTCGAGCCAAACAAATGGGATTGACACTAGATGAGATGGAGCAACTTGATGAAGGCTTCATCACAGACATGATAATTGAAAGTAACAACGATTCGTGTGAATACAAAGAACTTGCGGATCAATCAGATTTTGATAAATTTTAGGTGGCATTATGGCAAGTAATAGAATCAAGGGCATAACAATCGAGATAGATGGCAACACTACCAAGTTGCAGGACAGTTTGAAAGATGTCAACAAATCTCTGAAAGATACTCAAGCGCAACTCAAAGATGTTGATAAACTTTTGAAGTTAGATCCCAAAAACATCGAGCTTCTTGCACAGAAACAGGAATTACTTGGAAAACAGACAGAGAATGTCGCAGAAAAACTTCAGAAACTGCGTGATGCTCAACAGCAGATGAAAGATGCAGGAATTGACACAATGTCTGAAGATTACATGGCTTTAGAGCGTGAAATCATAGATTGTGAAAACGAGCAAAAGAGACTTACTGAAGAAGCAAAGAAGACGGATGAGCAGATTGTTAAGGTCGCATCTGGATTCGATAAAGTTGCCGAAAAAGCAAAGAAGGCAGCCGATGCAACGAAGCCTTTATCAAAGGCAGCAGGAGCTGCGCTTGCCGGATTGACAGGAATGGCTGTTAAGGCAGGACAGACAGCGGATGAAATAAACACTCTGTCAAAACAAAGCGGAATTGCAACGGATACAATCCAGAAGATGCAATATGCTTCAGATTTGCTTGATGTTGACATGGAAACGGCTGTCAAAGCAGCTGCTAAACTTAAAAAAGGACTAGACAAGAACGAAGATACTCTTGTTTCTATGGGAGTCGCTGTCAGAGATGCAAACGGACAATACAGAGACATGGAATTAATTTTCATGAACACTATTGCTGCATTGTCAAAGATCGAGAACGAGACAGAACGAGACAAAGTTGCAATGGATCTCTTCGGAAAGTCAGCAGATGAACTTGCCGGATATATTGACGATGGCGGACAGGCATTCAGAGAATTGTCACAGCAAGCACAACAGAAGGGATTGATTATCTCTGACGAAGACTTGCAAAGAGCAAATGAGTTTAATGACACGCTTGATGAATTGAAAGCAACGGTCGGAATGGATCTTCTTCAGGCAGGAGCACAAGTTGCAGAAGCGTTGACACCATTATTGAAAGACGTTGCGGAAATAATTACAACTATTGCTTCACATTTAAGTGAATTAAACCCTGAAACAGTAAAAATCATTATGGCGGTTCTTGCGGTGATCGCAGCGTTATCTCCGCTTTTGGGCATTATATCGAGTCTTGCAACGATACTTCCATTATTGACCGCAGGGGCAATTGCTCCGATGATCCCTGTCATTTTGGCGGTTATCGGTGTTATATCTGCATTGTTTGTTATCTTCCAAGAATACAAACAGCATCAAGAAGAGATTAAGGCAGGATTGCAAGTTCTGAAAGACTTCTTTGTTAATGTATGGACAGCGATTAAAACAGAAGTTCAGAAAGACATTGAAAATATCACAGCAGGTTTTGATGTTCTTAAGAGCAAGTTCCAAGACTTCAAAACCGCAATCAGTACAATCTGGGAATCAATAAAAGCGATTGTCGGTGCACCTTTGCCGACACCAAAACTAAAGATGCCACATATCACGATAAGCGGAAGTTTTTCTTTGAATCCTCCTAAAGCTCCAAGCTTTAATGTTAAGTGGTACAAAAAGGCAATGGATGACGCATATATTCTGAATGGTGCAACGATATTTGGTCAGCAGGGCGGTTCATTGCTTGGTGGCGGTGAAGCTGGAAGTGAAACAATTGTCGGAACGGATAAGTTGATTGACATGATGTCGCAGGCTGTTGGCGGTCAGACGGTCAATGTTATCCTTCAAGGCGATGCAGCAGAGATCTTCCGTGTTGTTAGACAGGAGAATACACAGTTTTACAAAGCAAACGGCTATTCACCATTAACAGGAGCATAAATCATGATACAAGGCAATTTGATTGATATTAAGTACGAAGAAAACAATGTTCTTAAGACATACGATCTATCGAGATTTGTGCCTATGGGAACATATAACGTGAACATGCTTGAAGAATATGAAGAGTGGACAGATTCAAACTATGACATACATAGAAAACTTTTGCGCAATAGGATTGAAGGTTCTTTTGATCTGAAGTTCAGGAGCATTGCAGATTATGAAGAGTTGTTGAGAATTCTTGCATTGGCGAAAGCAACAACGAATCAGAATTACATTGAGATGGATGCATTTGCAACAAATAAAGGACTTCGATATAACAAAAAGTTTTATTATGAGTTCGCTCCGAAAAATGATCTTCCTATGATGGCAGATTCAAAGAACGATGCATTCACGTTTACGATTAAGGAAGCAAAAGCATGATTGACATTCAAGATAAAGACAAATATCTGTCGGACAATGTGACATTCACTTGGGTTGTTAGTTTTCCGGCATTGAACTTAACATTTGGCAACGATGGCATTCTGAAAGAGTCATTCAGATTGACAGAAAGTCTATGTGATAATGATTCACTTGAATTTGTTGGATGTATTGCGTCAATGTGTCAGATATCGCTATATGACATTGAAACGGACATCAAAGGGCAGAGAATGACAGTTGCCATTGATGACATTCCAATGTTTGATGGAATAGTTGATTCTGTTGAAATACAGACTCCATCACTTGTGAAGAAGATCACGGCATATGACAGGTTGTATTCGATATCAGAACTTGATGTCACAGCATGGTATAACAGCTTAATGTTTCCAATGACTTTGAAGCAGGTGAGAGAGTCTCTGCTGACATATCTAAATTTGACTTATGATCCTGTTTCACTTCCTGCGGATAATATAAGTATTGCGAAAGAGTATTCACCAAGAACGCTCAACGGCTTAACTTGCTTGAAGGCTCTTTGTCAAATAAACGGCTGTTGCGGAATCATTAACAGATATGGGAAGTTTGAATTCCGGTTTGTTAAAAGTGCAACTGAAGGTCTTTATCCATCATCGCAGACTTATCCTGGCTTAAGAGTTTTTCCGAGTGGCGCATCAGGTGGCAATAAGTATTCCATTGCTTATTATGAGTCAATGAAATATCAAGAATACTTTGTCAACCCTGTCACAAAAGTTCAAATCAGACCGAGTGAATCAGAGCTTGGAGCAACAGAAGGTTCTGGAAATAATAAATATATTATTCAAGCGAATATGTGGGCGAAGAATTTATCTGTCTTTGCTTTGCATGAGATCGCATCGGGCATATTGCAGAAATTAAAGCAAGTCACGTTTCATCCATGCAATATTAAAGGCGATGGATTGCCGTTTCTTGAGGTTGGCGATGTGATTGAATATCCTGTCAACGTGGACATGACAGAAGGTGGCGGATATGATGTCACAATCTTCTTGATCATGTCCAGAACATTCACAGGAACGCAATTCTTGAGAGATACATTCACGGCAAGAGGTGAAGAGAATCAAAGCTTGTTCATCACAGACTTGCAGACACAGATTGACACAATCAAGCAAAGCGGTGGCGGTGGTGGCGGACTTGATCCCGACAAATATTATACAAAGAATGAAGTTGACGAGATTCTGACAGAAGACTACTTCACGCAGGCCGAAACGATTGACCAAGTATCTGAACAAGTCAACGAGATGGAGACTCCGACAGGCTTCACAATTGTTAGTGTTTACACATTGCCAAGTGTCAGAGCTGCCAACACGATGTATGTTATACAAGGTGGTGTGATTATACAATGAAGCCAAGATTGAGAGAAACACAAGCACAATCATCGAGATTGTTTTTCAGAACGCATGACCATCGTGATGTTATTTATGATGACATATATCACAACGCAATGTGGTGCAAGACAGAAGATATTGATGATGAGCTTGTCTGGGTAAAATATCCGAATCACGCTTTGTTGGTAAGTTCCGATTATAATAGAATTGGATGGATTGATTGTGATAGACAGTTCAGTTATGGTTTGGCTGCAAGTCATGGTTATAACTGGATGTCACAAATGTTTCAACTTGATACAATTACGGTCGTTTGGCAATACTTGTCAGCAAGCACAAATATTATTCTTGTCACAGAAGATGGCATTGTCTGGCATCGTATACCGTGGAGCGGTGGAACGGTTGTAAAGGGTGATGTTTTCAACGCATTTAAGTTCGGATATGATAACACAATTGTTACAACGTATGCTGATGATTATTGGCATGGTGGCGGAGATAGAAAGCACGTTGAAACATGGCATTTCGTGAAAGACGAAGACACGGAAGAATGGAGCATTGAATATAGTCAAGCAATTATAACAGAGCCGACAATTACATGGTCAACAGATTTGCGTTACATGGGAAATATTGAGGATGGTTGCATTGTCGGAAAAGATGTTCAGAGCGGAAGCGGAAGCGGACTTCGTTGGCAATTGTTTGTGTATGAATTGCACGCTGATGGCTCAACAATTCTTCTTTCTGATCCTGTTCCTTCACTTGATATGCATCCGCATTTTGGATCAGCGGAAAAAATGAGAGTCTGTCAGCAAGGCTCAAGGTTGTTTTATTCAACAATCCTTTGTTATCGCTTCGATAATCAACAACATTACAATCAATGCATGGCTTGTATGTCTATGGATGGCGGAGCAACATGGAATGAAACAATTTTGTTTGGTTATCGGTATTATGCAGATTATGGAACGAACGACAGACTTGATATGTGTATACGTGATGACAGAGTGATGGTTTTATTCGGTCAATATACCGACAAGGAAGGCTCTGGAGCTGGCTCATTGCACATTTACGACACATTGACAGGCTCGTCATGGGATGAAGTTACACTCCCATCGTGGGTTGATGTGCCTTTGCTCAATGTGAACAGCGGACAAGGAATCCGAGTCGAATCATCGGACACGTTGAGGATTGCTGTCAGACCACAAGAGACAAGCGATTACAACGTGAGATTCTTTGACATGATTCCGCAAAACCAACGTGGAAACGTAATGAACAACGGAGCTGGGAATGTAATGTATAAGGAAGGCAAGTTCAACGAGAACGAAGATTTCTTTTTGAATTTTGGCTTCGGTAATGGTTATCATGCGTATTTTGACAATAGATATCTTGCGGAAAATTCAAAAGCATTTGCATGGTATGATGTCGCATACAATTCGCAAATGACAACAGAGCAACAGGCTGATTTTGTTCAGCCAAATGATTATTGTGTAAGAGGAGAGTAAAAATGAGTTACACACCAATTTTTCAAAAGCCTTATCCAGACGGATGGGAAAATCTACCAAGCGAAGACACTCCGATCACGGCTGAAGTTCTTGACGGATATGACGAAGCGATTGAAAGTATTGAAGATTATCTCCAAAACAATGACATCGTGGAAGTTGAAGCAAATCCTGTTGAAGTTTCGACCGATTCATTGACAAAGATTAATATCGGTGGAACGGTTTATTCTGTTTCGGGTGATTCCGCAACGGTTTTAACAGCAACATTAACAGCTGGAAGCACATCGTTGACATTCTCAAACGCAGCTATAACGACAACGGCAATGTATGATGTTTATGCTGACAAATACGGATTGACTCCGACAGATATCACAATAACAACAGGACAAGCGGTGTTGACGTTTGAAGCACAATCATCAAATGTTAGCGTTAAGCTTGTTATCAGATAAGGAGAAAGAAAATGGCATATTTTCATTGTTTAATCGGTGGCGGAAGTTCTGGGGGCGGATATGAATTGACCGTCACTTGTGATGCGGACTTTGCAGGAAAAACGATCACTTGCACAGACGGAGTTACAACATTGACGCAGACTTGTCCGAGTGCTTCACCATACGAAGTTGTTTTTGAAATACCGAATGGCGGAGATTGGACAATAAGTGGTGTTGTCGGTGGACATACAGTTTCAACAGGAGTCAATATTCCGACAAGTGCATCATTGATTGCGACAGTTCAACAGACCGTGACGATTTATTCCGCAAAAGAAGACACTATTTCCTATACTGACATAGATGGAGCAACACAAACGATAACATTTGCTAGTGGCGAGACTAGCAAACAAGTCACGATTACGATTAATCCGAATGGAAGTTCAATAACATTCACATCGAGCGTTGCAAAGAATCCCGATAATTTATCACAGGATTATTCGAAGACATTTACAATTACTACAAGCACGACAGAATTATACTTGATGCCCGAGAATACGCTTTATTGGTGGGGATATAATAGCGCAACAAATCCAATAATTGCATTAAATAGTTCCGACGGTTGGGATATTACAAGTTCTGGATATACTTTTAATAAAAACAATGTTTCAGCAAGTGGAACGCAAGGTTATGCGGCAGTTGGTGCAACTGATAAAATCAGTAGTACAAAATTCCATGGTATAGGTTTTGGAAATGGCTATTGGGGTCCGAATAATCTAATTATTTTAAAAGGAAAACAAATAAAAACATCGGCAACATGGAGCAAATACACTAGTTTTAATACAACCATATCTCATGTGGAAGTTGTTCCAGATGACAATGATGAATATAATTTCGCTACTAGTTACGGCGGAACATCACAAGCATGGAATTGGACTATTTATGCTCTATGGTACGAATAAGAGGTGAACAAATATGACACTAGAACAAAGAGTTGAAAAACTTGAAGAACTATACGCTAATTTAAGCGAAAGTTTCATTCAAGCACAGAAAAATCAAGTTGTTAATACGGCAAAGACCGATGACAACAGCAATAATATTAAAGCAATTACACCATATACCGAAACACAAATCGGCTACTATGGTGAAACGGAAAAGACTTTCTACAACGTTCCAGAAGGCAACGTGACAGTATTTGGCTTGAAGGAGTATTCGCTCGACAGAATTTCTGACAGGCTGACGATCACTTTTGATGCTTTATCAGAGCAGACGGAAATCACAATATCAATCTTATAATGCAAAGGAGAAAAACAATGGCAAAGTTAAATGTTATTCAGAACATTCTTGGTAACGTGACAGTAGTTTCAACATGGGAAGACAATCTTTCAGGAGCAAAGTCAGCATATTTCAATCAGTGCAGATTGCTTTATGCTGATGCAGAAACAACAAGCGGTGTTGTAGGTCTTTATGACGAACACAACAAGGTTGTTGACGGTTGCTTTGAGGAAATCAAAAAGTCATGACAACTCCACGCAAAAGGAGCGTCACAAGAAGCTTGACAAGGTATGTCGTGTTTAGCATCGCAATGCTTATCATTTACACCACGATATGCCTTGTCTTTTTATGGCTTGAAAAACCGCTTGACTCCGATTTGACAACAGGCTTTTTCGGCTTCTTCGGTGGCGAAATTGTTATGTGCGGTTTAATCAAGCTGTTTAAATTGAAAGGGGAAAGAGCATGAGACAGAAATTAGCTTCTCGCAAGTTCTGGCTGACAGTTGCAGCAGTTCTTGCATCACTTGGAACAGGTATCACAGGTATTATTCAGGGCAATCAGACGCTTGCTATTATCGGTAGCGTTCTGACGGTTATTTCAGCAGCAATCTATGCAGGAGTTGAAGCCTACGTTGACGGAAAAGCCGTTGAGAAGGGAGCAGACAATGAATGAAGTTTTATCCGTTCTTGGTGCTCCGTTAATATCAGCCGGAGCTGCAATCATAGTGTCAGCAATACAGAACAGAAAAACCGTCAATCTGATTGAATATCGCTTGAAAGAGCTTGAGAAGAAGCAGGACAAGCACAATTCAACCATTGAGCGTACTTACAAGCTTGAAGAGCGTGTTTCAGTTGTTGAGACAAAGATAGAAGATTTGGAGAAGTAATATGGCAAGTTCACAAGAGCAAAAAGCATTCATAGCAGAAATCGCTCCATGTGCTCAAAAGGCATACAAGGAGCTTGGCAAAGTTTATCCGTCTATTTGTATCGCTATGGCTTGTGTTGAGTCAGCGTACGGAACGAGCAAGATCATGAGAAAGCACAACGCATTTCTTGGTCACAAAGTTGGTTCAGGAAAGACCGCCCTTAAATATTGGGATGGTCTTTCTTTTAATGCCAAAACAAAAGAAGAATACACAGTTGGAACACATACTGTTATTCGTGACAATTT